TAAACAATGGGTGAACGGCTCGTAGACCTCGTTCTCAATGCCACGCCCGAAGAACGCGCAAAGATTTATCTATCGCTTAATGAAGATGAGAAGTACGCGCTATCGGTCATCCTTGATGCTGAGATAAGTAACCCTTGGGCTAGATACGAAAATGACCCAGTTGGATTTATTGAAGATGGCTTGGGTGAAACCATCTGGTCTAAACAGCGCGAGATTCTGGAATCGGTCCGAGACAATAAGAGAACGACAGTTCCCGCTTGCCACGCCCCAGGAAAGTCTCACTTAGCGGCGAGAGCCGTTGCATGGTGGATTTCAGTTCACCCGCCTGGTACAGCGATAGCCATTACCACCGCATCCACTTTTAAGCAGGTTCGAAACATTATGTGGGCTGGTATCCGCCGAGTTCACATTGCTCATAATTTGCCAGGTGAGATTTTGACTACCGAGTGGAAAATGGATGACACGGTGGTTGCCTACGGATTTCGACCAGCCGATAACAATGAAGCCGCAGTTCAAGGTATCCACGCGCCTCACCTGCTCGTAGTAGTGGATGAGGCTGGAGGTATCTCAGACAAGATTGGCTCAGCCCTTGAAGCGCTTATGACTGGTGGACACACACGCCTTCTCGTATTAGGTAACCCGCCGACAGACCAAGAACAGACATGGTTCGAGCGCATCTGCAATTCACCTATCTACACAAATATCCCTATCGGGGCTTATGACACGCCTAACTTCACGGGTGAGGAAACTGGTCAATGCCGCAGTTGCCCATCCCATGTAGAGGCTCACGCGGTTGCTACGCACCTAGTAGACCAGAGTTGGGTGGATGATGTAATCAGCGAATTCGGTGAGGATTCACCATTCGTTGAAGCCCGTGTTAATGCGCGATTCCCACAAACGGGAACAGGAAAGGTCATTCCCTATCATTGGGCGGAATTGGCTACACAGAATGAAGATTATCTCGAATCCAGCGTTATCCGTCTCGGAGTTGATATTGCATCCGATGGCGGAGATGAATTCGTAATTGCAAAGGCAGATGGATATAAAGTCTCGATTACTCATCGCTCATCTGGCAAGGCTAATGCGAACGCTGTTGATGTCGCGGGTGTGATTATCGGCGAGATTGAAAAAGCAGTTGCCGAACATAAGACCAGAGGCGTACCAGATGTGGTACGAGTCAAGATTGACACGATTGGCGTGGGCTGGGGTGTTGTTTCTTTGCTAGACCGCTGGGTTAAAGAGCGGCAGTTGAAAGCCTTGGTTATCGGGGTCAATGTGGCAGAGCGACCTAAAGACCAAGCCAAGTTCAAGAATCAACGCGCCGAGATGTGGTGGAATACCCGAGCCATGCTGCAACCTAAAGAGGAAAAGCAAGAGATTCGCCTGGATGTAGACCGCGCTGTATTGGCTCAGTTAGCAGGACCAACATTCAAATCGGATTCATCGGGTCGAATCTTGATTGAATCTAAGGTGGACATGAAGAAGCGAGGAGTTCATTCTCCAGACCGCGCTGAAGCAATTCTCCTCGCCCTGTACGAGAATAAGACCGTGCATGAGCCAATCTCGCCTCTTTCATTCACCCAGTCGAATCCGTGGACACTATGAAAAACTCCGATTGGGATTTAGACTTTCGTTTTGGTCAAGCGGGTGAGGTTTTAGTAAATTCATTATTAACCGCTCCCATTGAAACAGTTGAGGTAAAAACCGATAGGCGCTGGAAAGAAACAGGCAATTTATACATAGAGGTTTATTGTTGGTCACCTAATACAGAGGGCTGGTATCCATCTGGATTATCAACTACAAAAGCAACACATTGGTCTTTTGTTCTTGAGGGAGCAGTTCTAACATTCCCAGTTCTAGTTGTGAAAGATGCTTGCATCAAATTTGGTAGACAGATAAATTGCGAGATTCCACCAAACCAATCAAGAGGATATTTAATCACAGTTGATAATTTGATGGAATCTACACGGACCTATCTTTCGCAGTCATCGTTGGATGACCCATGCTCCTCGCAGTAGTAATACATTTTATGCTCTGGGACTTTGCAATGTGGGCATGACTTTTCTTCATTGACCACAATTATTTGAGCATCCGTATATTCTTCATCGCAGTTAAGGCAACACGCGAGGCGCTCGCTCCAATTCTTGAGCCAGCGTTGATGGCGCTCTCTTTGTAATTGTTCCAGGGCGCTCATGCGAGGACCGATTCTGGCTGGATGTCAAAGACAGTTTCGTACAGTACGCGACCATCTGACCAGTTATCCCAATTGCCATCTGATTTAAGTTCGACAGCATCGCCAAAGATTTTCTTGAAATGAATGAGGCTGGCAGTCACCGCTGCATCGTAAGGCGCTCCGCCAGTTTTGCAGCAATCAAAGCCCTCATCGTCAATGGTGATTCCGAATGTCTCGACACCTTGATTTCCTGCACCGTTGAAAACTACAAGATTATCTGCCAATTCTGGAGCATCATCGCCGAGACCGTTACCGAGAGCAATCCCGCCCTCAATAGCAGTTTCAACAATAGCCTTCACGCCCTCAGCCCATTCGATAAACTTTTCACGGGTGAGTTCTTCCTTGATTGTCCAATAATGTGTATATCCCATTTATGCACTCTCCTTTTGTAAATCGGTTGAAAAGCCCCATTCAAGTTTTCTTTCATGTTCTTGGATATGCCTATCAGATGCCTTGCAAGCGTTACCGAAAACCAAGAACTTGCCGCGCTTGCCACAATTGCAAAGCCATCGGTAATTTTCAGTTTCAAATGTTAGAGCCATTTTTTTCCCTCTCCTTAGTGTGTGTGACTTGCTTCTTTTGGCTTTCCATCCCACAACTTAGCGTGTGAGAAGGAGTTCAAAGAGACATAGTAAATCTCGTCAGCATCCCAACTAAAATACTGAATCTTCTTGCGTTGAATTGGGTAAGTCTTTGTAATGTATTCGCCAGGCACATCCCAGTTACGAACTTCGTAAGTTGAAGAATCGGTTGGAATTACCTTTTCGTGCGCCCAGCCTGTGACTTCTACAATCTGTGAACGGACTTCTTGAATCCAGACTGAAAAATCGCTGACCTTGACGACCTTGAAAAACTCAATGTTGGTCTGGTCGTAGCCCCATGATGAGTAAAGAATGTCGCCCACCTTTGGCTGGACCTTGACCTTCTCAATTACTGATGACATTTGTATTTCCTCTCTCTCGCTTACAGGATAAGCATATCATACGGGGGTTAATAATCCTACTTCTTTAACCTAACTTGGGAAACTTTTATTCCATGAGCCTTGGCATATTGCCTCTTAGCCTTGGTAACAATCTCGCGCTTTTCTTTGGTGTCAGCGGTGATTGATAGGAAAGCAACGACATTTGAAAGGCTCTGAGCGAGTTCAACATCATCGCCAGCATCGTAAAGGGCAATCCACTCAAGCGCTGTCCATAAGTCGCCCACAGACGGCGCTACAGGCTTTACATCGCCTCTGAAAAGGTAGTTATCTACAGTTCCCTCGTCAGCGGATATTTGAGTTTTCCACTCAAAGTTTTTGTAGTTGGCGCTCATTACTTTGCCTCCCCTTCGATTCTTGAGATGTATCTTTTGGCTTCGGCAAGAGTTGTAGCCCATGTGGAATGTTCTGGAGATAGAGAGCCTTTTCTCACTAACCAAGCACCGTGATACTTTTCAATTTCCCATCTGCCGTACATGTAATAACCGCTCTGGACCTTTGTAAATTTCATTACTTGAACCTCCCGACCTTGATGATGGTTTCCCATTCTTTCTGAAACTGGATTCCGTAGCACTTCACGCACACGCCCTTTGGGAACATTTCAAACTTCCCAACCTGGACACCGCACTCAACGCACTTTTCCATGGTCACTCCTCTCTCTTACATATCCAGTATAACACACGGGGGTTAGTTATTCAAGTTATGAGTTCGAACAAATGTTCGGATGCTATTCTTTGGTTATGTCTCTTACGCCAGCGTTCGTCACACTATTGAAGGCTTCATGCCCAACAGCGACCCAGGATGTAGGAGCCAACCTTGAGAACCGCGAGAAAGCCATTGAGAAGGCTAACTACGGTCCTCTAAACCCTTCGGAGCCTAATGAGGATTTCTGGTCTGAAATTGCCTCTGAGTGGGATGTCCCAGTTGCCGAGGCTAAGAAACAGCGATGCGGAAACTGCGCCGCTTTCATCCAGACAGCCGCAATGCTCGAATGTATTAAGGGTGGATTAGCCCAGGGCGATTCGTCTGAAAACGCCTGGGATGTAACCGATGCGGGTGAGTTGGGATATTGCGAGGCTTTCGA